CGTCTTTGTTTTTGCTATAAATATTTTTGTCATATATATTAATATTTAGAATGTTTTTTTCAATATCTTTTAATATATCCATTTACTAATATTAAGGATATAAATAAAACATTAACGTAATAAAATGTCTTCAAACATACTTTTATAAAATATTTGAAGACTTTCTTCTGGCTTCAATTGCTCTTCGTAAATACTTCTAGGTATATATTTAACAATAACCTTATCTTTTTTACATACAGATTTATTATTATAATATCCTTGGATAATCAATATAGACCCTATAAATAATAAAAATATTGCTATTGCTTTCATTTCTTAATATTAAGAAATAAGAAAAAATATTAGATTTTAATGTTATTGAGATTATTGAATACCTAGTTTTTGCGAACTCCAAGCATCAATTTGTTCAATGCTCTCTTTAATTTCAGATAGTTCAACAGAACGTTCCGCAGGAGGTTCAACAGAAGGTTCAGCAGAAGGTTCAACAGAAGGTTCAACAGAAGGTTCAGCAGAAGGTTCAGTAGGAGGTTCAGTAGGAGGTTCAGTAGGAGGTTCAGCAGGAGGTTCAGTAGGAGGTTCAGTAGGAGGTTCAGTAGGAGGTTCAGCAGGAGGTTCAGTAGGAGGTTCAGTAGGAGGTTCAACATTTACATTATTAGAATTAAATAATGAAGATTTTCTATTTTCAAAAACAACATCCTTGTCATCCATGTTCTTTTTATACTCTTTCATTAGAGTATTAAGCTGTGTTTCTGCGTATTCTTGATTTTCTAGACATTCGGGATTGGGAGACCAAGGACACCAACATCCTACTTGTGCGATATAAATATTAAACTTGTTATCAATACGCTTGATAAATTCACTACGATTTTTAGCTTCTTCAAGAGAATCAAAAACCCCTCTTACTTTAATACCTCGGATAGATGTAATAAAATTATTATCACGATGATATGATGATTCAAGGTCTTGGTTATTAGTAGATTTAAAAAATCCATATTGTTCACTCATATCTTTAGGATTAAAAATGAATGAATTATTTTCTTTGACAGAATCAACAAAATCTTTTGAATCACTATGTTTAGCTAAAATACCATCCAATAGTGTGGTCATATCAGCACTAAACTTAGTAATAAATTTATTAAACATATATGCCTCTTTATTAACTAAAACATCTTCGGGGCTTAAAAACGATAGGAGAACATAATTCTGTCCTCTAATTGGTTTATCCTCATCAAGATAATCAACCTCTTTTACGCTAGTAACGTTAGTTGCGCTAATTGCACTAGTTGCGCCAGTGTTTTCTGTTACTGACATTACAATATCTTTTCTAATAATATATTATATTATAAATCTTATATATTTTTATTAAATATTTACAGCTTGAATAGGTACTCTGACCCTATTACTGTTAAAAAATATCTGCCAAAACAGCTTACGACTTTGTAACTGACAAGTAATAGGATTAGATATTAATTTTTTATTATTTGTTATTATAGCACTTGGAATAATATATCCATAACTATCTTCTATGTGGGTCATTTATTTATATATATATTTATATATTGATATTATTTTATATCTTCAAGAGTGTAAATATAAATAATAACCTACAAAAATATTTTATATTATTATAATAGTATAATAAATAATAATATAAATGGAATATTCCGTTGATTTTTGGGATGTTATTATAAGACTTCTTAAATACGCATTTGAAGGTCTTATAGTTGCGTTTGTTGCTCTTATATTACCTAATAATAAATTAGATTGGAGTGAAATAGGGATGCTCGCATTAACAGCAGCATGCACATTCTCTGTTCTTGATTTATTATCTCCTACTGTTTCATCTGGCGCTAGACAAGGTGTTGGATTAGGTGCTGGGTTTAGAATGGTCGGCTTTCCTAATGGATTTTAATATAATATAATATAATATAATATAATATAATATAATATAATATAATATAATATAATATAATATAATATAATATAATATAATATAATATAATATAATTATAATGAGGGTATTATTTCATAATTAAGTTCTAAGCATATTTTTTTCCATATCTGGTCTTGAACGTATAGTTTCTCTCTACTTTTTAAAAGGGGGAAATATTTTAGGTATTCGTGTAAACCTAATATTTGAAAAAATTTGTATAACACATAACTATATGACAAAAAATTTTTTCTATCTTTTGGGCAATGTTTTAAAAATGGCGCTTGAATATTCCTAAACATATTACATAATTTATCTTCAAGCTCTTGACTAAATTGAGGTGTAGGTATTCCATTTATTCTATTAATTATATAATTAATATGTTCATAATATTTATTTATTCGTAGACGTTTGAGTATATCGCGCATTTTATTATAGGTAATTGTTTTAGTATCAGCAATCTTTTCTTTCTTTATTTCGGTTAAAATCTTTTCAAATATTTCATCAGGGATGTCTGTACTTTCTTTGCCTTGAACTTGGTTACACCATTCTCTAAAATGATTAATACGCTTATAACTAAAATGGGATGTATCCTTTGTGTTCTGTTTTAATATAGGTCTATTTTGCTCTACAAGAAGTAATTCTTGATAACCACAAATATCACAAATAATTATAGCGTCATGCTGTAAGCATGTCATTTGATTTTTACAATTTTTACATATCTCTATATCTTCTTCCTCCACATTTCTAACATACTTTTTATTTATTATAGACATGTATTTATCAACAAGAGAACTTTTATCTATTACATTATCTTTTACACTATTTGAATATTCGTAAGCAGGTGTATCATTTATATTACTTGCATTATTAACATTACTATAATTTTGCTTATTATCGCTAATTAAATTATTTTCTATATTTAAATTATTTAGCGCATCTAATACATTTATTGTTGTTGCTGAAACAGAAGAACGTTTTTTCTTAGAATCATTTTTATATATCTTGGGTTGTCTGCTCAACAATTCACTTGAAGATATACATATACCATTAGATATAGAAGGATGTGTATTACTTATATTTGACTGTTTTTCTACCGTATCATAATATTGAAACAATATATAACTAGTATTTTTATAATACTCAACCTCGCTATATGTTTCCAGCTCTTTAATATTATTCTTAAGTTCAATAATTTTTTCTCTTATGCTAATATTACTACTCCATAAATTATTTATATACTCCTTATCTCGTATATTCTTATAAGTTTCAATATTTTCCATTATAAGGTTTGACTGAAATTCAAAATCACACAATAATATTTTGTAGATTTCCTTATCCTTATTTGTAAGTTCAAATTTTTTTATAATGTTATTATGCATCGCGTCCAATGTAAAAACCTCATTATTGTCAGATATATATTTTTTTTTTGATGATTTTTCTTTGAACATCTTTATAATAGAATTATTAATATTAATTTTTATATAATAAATATTATACATACATTTAATTCATATTTTTTTCTCCTCTAATAGTATAAAGAATATAGCGTAAATGGGTGGTGGTCTTCTTCAATTAGTAGCTTACGGAGCACAGGATGTTTATTTAACTGGTAATCCTCAAATTACCTTCTTCAAGGTTGTATATCGTCGTCATACTAATTTCGCTGTTGAAGCTATTCAACAAACATTTAATGGAACACCCGGATACGGACAAAGTGTCACTTGTCAAATATCGCGCAACGGTGATTTAATTAATCGTGTTTATCTTCAAGTAAAATTACCTAAAATTGCCGATGTTGGTTTAGTAAATGCTGACGTAGGTGGAACAAGATATGTAAATTACATAGGTCTTCGTATTATTAAATCAGTTACTATTGAAATTGGTGGTCAACAAATAGATAAACATTATTCTGATTGGTTATATATTTGGAATGAACTTTCTTTACCCCGAGGCAAGCGCTATGGGTATGATACTATGGTTGGTGCTGATAAAGATATAACATCATTTAATGGTGCTAATCTTAATATTCCATTAGAATTCTGGTTCTGTCGCAATGTTGGTCTAGCGCTTCCTTTAATAGCTCTTCAATATCATGAAGTAAAAATAAATATTCAATTTGAAGAAAAAGCAAATTGTATAATAAACTTCTTCACTAACGCGGCGACAGATGAAAGCACAGCGCCACCACTAACTCACGCCGATGATATTAAAGAGACTTATTTATGGGTTGATTATATTTTCCTTGATACTGATGAACGCCGTCGCTTTGCTCAATTATCTCATGAATATTTAATTGAGCAACTTCAATTTACAGGCCAAGAAAGTCTTACTGTTGGCACTAATCGCATTAAACTTAACTTTAATCATCCTTGTAAAGAATTAATTTGGGTTGCGAAACCAAGCAATTATTTGAAAAAATCTGCATGGTATAACTACACAGATTTTGATTCACCAGATGCTGTACCAGATAATAAGCTTTCTAGAATAGCAAATTCAACATTTTTTACAACATCAAATTATATTATGGGTGTTAATTTTACCAACCCTCAAACAGGTGCTCCCGAGAAGGCTGGTACGCCATTTGCGGATGCTATATTACAATTAAATGGTAATGATCGCTTTAGCGTTCGCGAAGCAACATATTTTACATATGTTCAACCTTATCAACATCATACATGCATACCTTCTAATCCTGGCATACATGTTTATTCATTCGCCCTTAAACCGGAAGAACATCAACCAAGTGGAACTTTAAATATGTCTCGTATTGATACCGCGACACTTATGCTTAATACTAAAAAGCAAAGTCTCCTTCAAAACGTAAGTAGTGCTAGTACCACATTTAATGGAGTTAATATATATGCTGTTAATTATAATGTTCTACGCATATTATCAGGAATGGGTGGTTTGGCTTATTCTAATTAATATATTATTTATATCATTTATATTATATTGTTTAATATATATAAATATGTGTATTAAATCCTTTTTTTTTTCTCCTCTAATAGTATAAAGAATATAGCGTAAATGGGTGGTGGTCTTCTTCAATTAGTAGCTTATGGAGCACAGGATGTTTATTTAACTGGTAATCCTCAAAT